ACATTAAAAATAAATAGAAATCATGACGTAGATTTACAAATTAACAACCGTAACAAGAAGAGATTTAACACCTGGATACCAAGCGATTCAATCCACACACGCGGCTATTCAGTTTATCTTTGAACATCCTGAAGTTTCTCAACTTTGGTTCAAAGATCCATATTTAGCACAATTATCTGTAGAAAATGAACATGATTTAAAATCTGTCATTGCTAAATTAAAAAAATACAACATAAAATATTCTATATTTCGTGAACCTGATATTGATAATCAGATCACCGCTATTGCTATTGAACCTTCTGATCAAACCAGAAAGATCGTATCTAATTTACCTTTAATGTTAAAAGAATACAATTTATATGCTAAAATTGATAAAAATTCTTATAAAGAGAAGGAGGAAAGTTATGTCTAAAATTACCAAAAAAATATTTGAAGATTACAAATATTCAAACAAAATTCTTAAAAACTATAAGATTTCACATCATAAAAATATTGATAAAATTATTGAAATTCTCAATCCTTATATAGATGAAAAATATACAAAAGACCCTTGTAATCACAAAATAACTGGGTTTGATTTTTTAAATGATAATGAATACAAAATAAAAGAATTATCAGTAGAATATGATTGGATTAAAATTTCAGAAAAAGAATATTATAGTATTTGTCGTGATAATCAAAAATTTAGTTTCAAAACTGAAATAAAATATGATTGTATTTTTGAACCAGATTATGATGAAATTTATTATAAAAAAGGTATAAAAAGTAGAGAATATTTAAGAGTATATGTAAATGAATGGTGGAGTTATGGTGGAAATGATAATGTATCATATGATTTTTTGCTCACTGAAGTAATGGATGAACAATATTTAAGAAAAGAAAAATTAAAAAGATTGGAGATAATAAATGAAAGAAATTGATAAAAACCAATATTATAAACAATTTGCACAAGTATCAGTAAATAGTTTAGTGTTTTCAAATACTGCAAAATGTAGTTTATGTGATAATCTTCAAGAATTCAGTGTTTTTATTGGTGAAGGGCAGAGATTAAGTACATTATATTCTAGTTGTTGTGGTATATGTTTACCAATAGTTGTAAAAAGTGCGATTAAAATAGGTATAGAAACATCAGAAACTCAAATTAAAAAGGCTGAAGAACGATTATATAAGGAATCATTAGCATTAGTAAGAAAAACAAAATTAAGCAAATTGGAGGGAATAGAATGAAAGTAGAAGCTGAATTAAAAACATTATATAAAATTACTGTTGGTGATAATGGTATGTGTATGGGTCAATATTATTCTGAAGATGATTGGGAAGATTCATATTATGGTGAAGATTTGAAAGAAATTGCAGAATCATTAAGTATAACATATATTAATGGATTTCCAACAAGAAAATTTTCTTTTGAAGAAGTTGAAGTTCTTATATATGATGGTAATAAATATGATCAAAGAATCATTCGTGAACATAACCAATATAGAAAAGAAGATGATACACTAAAAGAAGAATATGCATATTTTATGTTATATTGGACAGAACTTGAATCAGATAGAAAAAAAATGAGGGAAGTTCAAAAATTAAAAGACGAAAGAGTCAACAAATTAAAACAAATTAAAGCACAAGAAGAAAAAAAGGCTAAGGAATTATCTGAATATTTAAAATTAAAAGAAAAATTTGAAAAATGAAAAAATTAACTACAAGAAAGGAGGATACTATGCTATAGATTAAGCCACCTTAAAGTTTCCATAATGAATGATAAATCATTCACAAAGTCGAATTATATAAAAATTTAAAACAATTATTAAAAAATAAAAATAAAATTATATTATGGAAACAACAGTAAACAATGGTATTACGTATACCTACAATGATTCAAAAATTGACAACAAAATTTGCAGCACTATTGACTTAATTGAAAAATTCGTCAAAGAAAACAACTATCAAGTGATTGGTAAACTTGAAGAATACACATATCTTGAATGGAAAAATTTTTCAAAAACAGAAATGAAAAAAATTCAGAAATATTGCTTCTGGATTGAAAGAAGACCAACTTTAAGAAACATTAATACCTTCTTAGGTTTATTAACAAGATTATTTAAAGTTGATCGTGTTAAAATTAAAATTTCTTTAAAAGAAGAAAAGATTCAGAACGCAAGGAAAGAATGGTTAAAAGTTCGTAATGAATCTGATAAGCTTTTAAATATCTATAAATTAGAGAAAGGTGATTTTTATAAGAATTAATTTGGTACTTATAAAATAAAATAGTACTTTTGTATCAGGGTTATTTTTAACCCTGATACAAAATTAAAAAGTATGAAGACACTTAATATTAAAAAATGATCTTGTAGCTTAACGGCAGAGCAATTGACTCTAAATCAATTTGTTGTGGGTTCGACTCCCATCAGGATCGCAAATTTCGGGGGATAGCTCAGTTGGGTTAGAGCGTCTGTTTTAACTGACAGAAGGTCACATTTGGTTCAAATCCTGTTCCCCTGACCTATGAAACAATTTAGAAATTTTCAAATTCGTTGGAAAGAAGAATTAGGAAATAAAGATTGCCCATATTTATATAGATGGACATTTATTTTATTTGGTTTTTCTTTAAGAATTCATCATTGGATAAAATCTGATGATCGCAGATTTTTTCATGATCACTCATGTAACTTAATTTCAATTATTATTAAAGGTAAATATAAAAATGTAACACCTAATGGTGCATTTGAAGCTAAGGCATGGAGACCAAGATATATGAATGCTTTAGATCAACATTATTTAGATATTCCTAAAGAAGGTGCTTGGACTATTTTATTATGTAGTAGACCTTACCATAAATGGGGATTTTATGTTAATAATCACAAATGGAGACCATTAAGATATTTTCACAAATATGGAATAATACAAGATAAAAATTATCAATAATGAAAGACTTATTAAAGAAGTTAGAAAATGCTTGTGAAGAATTAGAATTAATTTTTGAACTCACAGAGAAATATAAAAATAATGAAATTGTTTCTCAAATGCTATTTAACAAAAAATTAGAAGATGGTATTATAAGAAAATTTGGAAACGCAAGTATTAATCAATTAAAAATGATGAAATCTTACCGATTTAAATATTATGGTAAAGAAATAACAGACAAACTTATTGATCAAGCAATTATAAAAAATACAAGGCGTACTAAACTAATTAGGATTAACGAAGTTTCAGAAAAATAAAAAACCTCTTAAAGAGGTTTTTTATTTTAATATTTACGAATAAATTTTAGATTTTCATCACCAAATATTTCTCTTCTTTCCTCTGAGGTTAATGCGATATGTCTATTTTTACAATCTCTTAATTTAATTCTATCCTTTTGAGTTAAATTTTCATATCTATTGTTATCATACTTATCTTTTGAATAATATACTTTTTTCATATTTTTATTTTTTAGAAACTCATATCTGATATTCCACCTTCAAATTGATAATAATATGACTCACGTGCTGTTATAGGTTTTTCTGTCACATCAACATCACCACTTTGTCCTCTCATATCTTCGATTGTAAAATATCCTTTACTCCATAAAACACCTTGAATAAACCCAATCCATCTGTTTATTTTTTCTATTTTATTAGTATCATCAATCATTTTTGGAATCTCATTAAGCATCCATCTAATGTGATTCATATCACCATCCTCAAACTCGGCATAAGGCTCTTTAACTACAATAGAGAATCCTTTATCATTTAATAAATTATCATATTCTCTACAAGTTTGTAAAAATTTAGCTTTTTTCATATTTAATTATTTTTATTTTTATACAGTTAATTCTAATGCTATTAATAAGTTAGTGTTTAAATTATCCACCAGTATGAAAGTATCAAAAACATAAACATTAATTTCTTCTTCTGTAAATGTTATTGACTTAAAATACTTTTTAGGAAAAGTAATTGATAAATCATCATGAACAATCTCACAAATTTTAAGATCCCAACCATGTTCACCGATTGTCAAATTTTTATCTATAATGTTTAGATATAAAATATCATTTTCAGCGTCGATTGATGCTATTTTTTTAATCTTTGCATATGAATTTTTATCTAATGCAAATTTGAAATCAATATTATCTTTATTTAAAGTTTTATTAATTTTTTCAATATCAATCGTAGTGTTCATGCCACGAACATCACCACCATTAATACTTAATTTCAATTTTGAATTCTTAAATTTAAAATTATCAGCATAAGTATCATCATTCATAAAAAACTCACAACTAATATCTTCCTTATAATCTAAATAATTCTTAAGTGTAGTTTCAAATTTACCACCACTATTTATAATGAATCTAATTTCACCTGGTAATTCATTATTGAATGAAAAAACCTCACTTGTCTTAAAAATGAAAGATTTGAATGCGTTTACATTCATTTTTTCACCAACGATAGAATATAAAAGAATACTATCATTTTTTATTTTTAACAAAATTTCATCATCAATTGAAAGTAAGTCATGTATTTTATCTAAAAAGAATGTCATTTGAGTTAACGACATTGAAAACTTATGTGATATATCTGGCATAATAATATTTTATTTTATCTTTTATAGATAAAATAAGAGGCATGGTTTTTTATTTATTCAAAAAAGTTTTGTATATTTGTATTTTAATATATAGATAAAAAAATATTAAATGATAACAACTTATAAACTTTATGAAATGAAAAACACTGATGCACAAATAGAATTTTATAAAAAGTTTTCAGATCCAAAAACTTATAATGAAATTAAAAAATTCATTGATACTGAAATACTTCCTTATTGCAACAACAAGGATATTATAAATTTATATAATGATTTCAAAAATTTTAAATCTTATAATACTACAACTGTTAAAAATTTAAAAACATCATCATTCAATTGTAGTTTTACACCGAGTAAATATTATGATAAAGATAATGAAGGATATGGTTCAAATTTTTATTTTTTTATTGTTGAAGATAAAAATACAAAAAAAATAATTGATTCCTATTTTGAATCGAAAATATATGGTTATAGTTATGCCCAGAGATCAGGTAAAGATTCTGCTAAATTTCAAACATCTATAACTAACCCTGAATTAAAAGAATTATTAAATTTAAGTAAATTAAGTCAAGATGATAAATGCGAAATCTATATTGATAAAATAGATATTAATATATTAAAAAACATAATCAAAAAGATAGGTATAGATAATTTTGATCCTGATTTAAAAACGGCTACAGAATCTGAAATTAGAGAAGAATTAAAACAGTGGCTATATGAAGATGAAATGATTTCTGATCCGTTGAACAGATCAATTTTATATCAAGCAAAAAAATTAGGAATATTAATATAATATTCCTAATTTATCTACTTGGATATCTGTTATTGTTCATTTCAGGTCTTCTTCTATACACTCTACTATACGCACCAACTAAACCTTCAGTATTATTTGATTTACTTGTTATGTTTTCAATATATCTCAACGCATCTCCTTGCAAATTACTATTAACAAGCATATCAACAAGATTTTTATATCCAACATTATCAAAAGCTGTTGATAATGTTATGGTTGTCATAACAACATCATCATTTCCACTCTCTGCACGATAAGTTACATTACCAGAAGAAGTTTCATGTTTACTAAATGTGGTTATTTCATTTATATTAACTTCACTATGAAGTACCATCCTTCTATTTCTTATTGATTGTTGAAATTCTTTATCAATAATCAAATGCTTATCTTTAGTTAATCTTAATCCAATCTTAGTTGTTGTATCTTCTCTATTTTGTTTATATCTTAAAAATGTAGAATTTGAATAATTATTA